GTCGAAGAAGGCTTTTTCGCCGGTGACGCTTTCGCTATCAACGGCTCCTCGCAACAGACTTCCCATCTGCTGCGAGAGCATAGCGACGTTGGAACTGAATTGGTTCACAAACGCCGTATTCACCTGAGTTGACATAACTCATGCTCCTACAGTTGTGGTTGAATGTATGCGTGGGTTGTCAGGCTTGCGCCCGGCTCACTGTCGGTTAGGCCGACTGATCCGCCTTACTCACAGGCTTGCGCCGCGGGGACGGCTTCGACTTATCCGCGGGTTTCACGAAACTGGCGTATCTCTCAGCGAGATCGACAGGGTCGTTTATCGTGCGCGCGCTGCCAAACTGTACAGCAAGGCGCAGGCATTCTAAGCGTAATTCATCATTCTCCATGCAGCACCTCTCTCAGGCCCAGCACCTCTTCAACAATGCGGTCATGGTCTGGATGCTCTTTGACCCAATACGGGCCATTCGCAATTGTTAATTCCGATATGCGGTCTTGCAGCTCGGTGTCGCTGACACTGGGCCGACTGTCGCGACCGGCAAATCCATCTTCGCCGGTTGCTTCCGCAACTGTTTCTGCCACGCTTACAAAGAACTTGATCATGTCCGGGTTGTCACCCAGCAACGTGCCATCGCTCAGCGTAATCTCAGACAACGCTGGAGCATCTAGCTCCTTCATCAAATCGTTTGCCAGGCCCAGCCGATCTTCCCAGTTGTTGCCCAGCTCCTCGCGCAGCTGCCCTTTAATCTGCTCTTCGTGTACCGCTTGATCGGCCTCAGACATTTCCTGCGGCACAAGGTTTGCCTGCGCAAACTCGGAGTACTTCTCGGCTAGCGCTGCCGCCTGGCGGTTATTCAAACCAACTTCATGCGCGGTCTGGCGATACCAGTCGTTGAAGTCACCGGCGTCCTCGCCTAGCTCCAACTCGTATGCGTCTGGCGTGTCGGGTCTGCCCAGCTTGTTGTAAACAAGACCCCAGTCTTCATCGGTGCCCCAGCTGCCTGGTATGGCGACCTTGTCCGCGCCCACCATTTTCTGTGCGTTAATGTAAGACTTCGCCATCGCATCGATCGAGCCAATGTGCTGCAACGATGTATCACCGCGTAAATCTTCAGAGATCATCGATCTCCAGTCCTCTCCTCCAGACGGGGCTTCCGCTTCCGCGACCTCCGCTACCTGCTCTTCGGACATATGTGTTTACTCCTCTGGGGTTGGTTGATCTTTCAACATGGAATGTATGAACAGCACGACATCGCGCTGCCCTTCTCTAAATGCGGTCTCGTTTGAGTCCGGCACGTAGCTTGTTCGCCACAAGCCAAAGCGGCGTTCTATATCGTTCAGCAATGCCTGGCCGTCTTCCTGGCCGAACACTGCCTTGTATGTCGCGCGCAGATCGTCAGGCGTCATCAGGCACCCATGCCTATAAGTTCTTCAGCCTGCTGGACATCCAGTTCTGGATCGCCGACAGCACGCAGCGCAGGCGCGGCTTCACCGGCAGACGTTGCTGCTTGCTGCATCATCTGCATCTGTTCCTGCTGAGCAGCTGCTTCGGCTTTCTGCTCGCGAATGGCTTCGACCTCGGCGTCGCCGCGGACGACTACAGCCGGTGTACCGGTCACTTTGATAATGTGCTGCGCGAGGCCATCCATATCTAAGTAATCTATGACGCTGGGATCGATCTGCATGAGCGGCATCAGGAACTCGACCATCTGCAGTGCGCCCTGGACATCGCCAGACCGTTGCGCCTTCGCCAGCGGCGAGACGTATTCAATCTGGAAATCATCGATGCCGCTGCCAGCCAGGTCTTCAGTCTGCAGCTGCTCAGGGAACGGCTCAAACTGACGCTGACGTGACAGGATCTCAAACGTGCGATCGATCAGCGGCTGCAGCAGCTCGGCCTGCAGGCGTCCCAGGACAGGGCCAAGCAAACGCATTTTTTCTTCAGTGCGCTGGATCACCTCGGTGGCAGTCATTTGCGGACCTTGGCCTAAGATCAACTGGTCCACATAGAACGCCGCGCGGATCGCGGTGCGCCTCTGCTCTAGCTGCTGTTCGCCCAGCGGGTTGTTTGCACCGATATTTAATGGCTCGATGCGATCGCGCGTACCCGATCGATAGAAGTTCAGCCCGCCGGGCTGGGTCCGCACAGGCAGCATGAAGCCGTCATCAGGGACCATCAGGGGTGGATGTATCTGCAGCTGTGATGCTCGGAGAACAATTTCCGACATCTTGTTGACCATCTTCGTATCCGGCAGTGCGGTCATCGATGGCGAGCGGCCATAGCCCAACTCGAAAGAGGCTTTTAAAAAACGCGGCACACAGTACGGGAACTCGTCGTAGCCCCCTTCGCTCATAATCTGCTTTTGATCCGGGTCTATATAAAGAGACGCGAACGGTTTGTTCGCCGCATTCTTTTTACGCCGGTTGCGATCTTCACGCGGCATGACGACGTGCAGCAGCTCGACCTCGCCATAGGGATCATCTTGCAACATCTTGGCAATGCGTTGTGTGATGCCATTGCCCAGTTGTGCAGCCGCCGCGCGCGCTGTCGTTTTGTAGGTGCGGAAGACCGTATCGACGCGGCCGTCTTCATTCTCGGACACATAGCACTCGGCAATGTGCCTGGTAGAAAACCGGACGCCGTCTTTGCCTTCGTTTTCAATAAACATGACACCAGTGCCAAACGTCACCAGGTCTGAATACAGCTCATGGATCTGCTCTTGAAAGTTCGACCGGGCCAAGTGCTGATACATGACCTCGGTCGCTGCTTCCAACCACTCTCGCGCGGCGTCGTCCTGGTTAAAATCATCCTCGCGGTACGCCAGGCTAAACCACGGCGTAGACGCATTAGTGAGCATTCCATGCAGGGACGCGGCCATCAGCTCGGCCGCATGGATAGCAGTGCCGTCGAAGATCAGCTCGGTGCGCTTGTCACCCGGCGTGCGTTTCTTCGTGATGTCGGCTTTGCGCGGTACAACGTAGTCCGCGATCTCCTGCCAGTGCGTCTCCCAGTGAGACCGCTGCGTCCGCAACGTGGAGTACCGCTTCATCAAAGCGGCAGCGCGAGGATCATCAACCATTAGCTACCCAGCAAAGTTTTCTTTGTGGTCTCGGCTGGAGCCGAGAGGCCCATGCCGCCCGTGACGTTGGTCGAAGCTTGGCCGCGCCGTTTTTTCAGCTTTGTCTCGGTGCGCTCAGTCTCTTTGACCGCTGTCGGTTTGACCGGCGGATCGGGAGGCGGAGGAGGCGGAGGAGGCGGCGGCGGTGGTGGCTTAGGTGAGAATTTACCCATCAAAGACTCGCTTTCATTGTAGGTCCGCAATCGCGGAACCCGGATCGTTTTAGAAGATTTACAAACAGGCGCTGCTCTCGGTCATCCAACTCCGCGGTCGCGGTGGAATAGACAGCGAGGCAATCGTGATCGTTGGCTACTTCGAAAATGTAATCGACTAGAAGACGGGCAGCGTTGGTGCGTCTACCGGCAGGCAGAACCCAAAACTTTATTACGTAACAGAGCGGTTGCGCCCAAATCTCTTTAGATAGCGCCAGGATAACGCCACCAACTATTTCGCCATCGTTATCAGCGACAACAATCTGCCGATCGTCGTAGATCATAAAATCGCGCAGGTACTCGCGTGCCGCTTCGATATCGACCTCGCCGACAAAACGGCTTTCGGCATTCGCGTTTATTGCGATCTCGACCATTTCAGTTAGGTCATGCTCGGTCGCCGGTCTTAGATCGATCACGCGATCGCCTGCTCAAACGGGTTGTAATCCATCTCAGCAAACGCCTGGGGTGCCTGCCCCGTGCCGCCTCGCTGCCTCGGTATCGCAATCGCTGCGTAACGCCAGGCATCAGCTGCATGTGACGCCCAGTCATGGACCGGCGTCGCGCGGAACGTGCGCAGGCGTTCATTATAAGCGCGGTGATATTGCCTCAGCGCTTCCAGACCCGCTTTGCAATTGTCTCGATCAAACCAGCAGCGCTCGATAAGCAGCTGCGCAGCATGGATGCCATCCTCGACCGGAAGTCGCGGCACCACTCTGAAATTGATACCCAGATCCCACGCAGTCTCGCGGCGGCTCTTTCCCGTGCCCAGCTCCCGCACGTCGATATCGTGCGGAGCGTTATGCTCACCGTAGAGATAGCCACGCTTCGATAGTATCTCCACATAATGTGGAAGACCTTCGTTACGGGCTTCATAATAGTCGATAACATGTACCCTGCCCCCTGGCAGCGATTGGGTGAACCAGATCGCAGTGCTGTCGCCTATTCCCAGATCCCAATGCGTATCTACTTTGAGTGTCCGATCGTAGGGCACTTCCGTTATGCGCCCGTCTTCAAGCGATTTATGCAGCTCTTTTCCGAATATCGCGCCGGGGATGTTGGCAACCCAGCTGCACTCAAATTCCTGCAGGTACTGGTCCTCGGTCATCATTGACCGTGCGGCCGTCAGCTCTTCCGGCGGTACGATGCCCGTCTCAGACGCCTTATACGTGACCGCTAACCAGTCATCCTGATCCGTTGCCTGCTCATAGAGGTCATAGAACGCATTGTGCCCCTGGGGCGTGCCGATGAAGTAGCAGAACGTCGGCACGTCAGGATCATTGCGATCGGACAGCGCCGGCCGGATGATCTCCGGGAAGATGCTTTCCGGTTGCTGCGCCATTTCGTCCATGACGCATCCATCTAGATAAATTCCGCGCAGGCTATCGGGCTGCTCAGATCCCAGCAGCTGTATCCGCGCCCCGTTGGGCAAGTCCACACGCAGCTCAGTCTCGTGAAATCGCACACCAGGGATATCGCGCGCATACATCTTCGCGTAATCCCAGGCGACTTGCTTCATCTGCCGATACGTAGGCCCGATCATCGCAAAGCGCGGGTTGGGCCGCTGGCACATAATGGCTGCACGCAGCAGGTGATTGACCGCCATAACAGTCTTACCCCACCGGCGATGGCATACGATTACCGCCCAGCGATAGCCAGCCAGATCGTCATGCAGCTCAGCCTGTAACGGCCGTGGAGCATAGGGGATTGTGATATTGGTCAATGGATACCAGCCGCAGGCTCAAGCTCGTCAGCGTCGCCCATAATGTCGTACAGCATCATCTGCGCCTCTGAGGCGCGTGCGAACCCTGTTATGTCGATCACCAGGCGGTACTTGCCGTCCGGGCATTCAACGGTGAACGCGGAGTAAGTCAGATCGTCTGTGAAGATGGCAGACACTCCATTTCAGGTATATTATACGTATTACTCTAGCGCCCCTTTTCCTTGGGGGGTGGGGGGGCCTCGCCAGGAAATCGCGGCCCTCGATCGACCCCTATCTCGATGCAGCGGGTCGCAATCCCGTGTCCTCACCGCAGAACTCTGCGGGTTACAGAAGGTTCTGGTACCGTCACGATACCAACAGGCCGATGCCTGCCTCGATCTCGATAAACTTAGGAACCTAAGAACCTCGCGCGCGTAGCCGGGTCAGACAGGATACATATTATATATACCCCTACCCCTTTCGCCTGTTCGCTAGCCTCGACATCACCGACAAGTTCCCCGGCCGGTTATCCGCTGCATTACCATTGCGATGGTCCACTTCCTTGCCATCACCTTTCCGCACACGTCCTGCCTTCATCATGCTGCGTCGAGCTGCGTTACGCCCTGCTCTACGCTTCTTCTGTCCAGGCTTCGCATGATACGTGTCGTACTCTTTGCGATAATCTCTAGCCATCGGCAGGCTCAACAACAGGCTCACCGCTGTCCCACGATATAGTGATAGAATTGTTGGTCGGCTGGTCTTCCTTCTTATCTCTCAGCCCATACGGCTGTATCCTGGC